GGTGCCTCCTCAGGCTAGTGTTTCGATCTGGCTGATCTCATCAGTGCGCCATATAAGACGCAGACACTTGAATGGGTCTTGCCGCTTCACCCGTCGCATCTGCTCTATCACAGTCTCTCGGGGTGCCCCTAGCCCTCTAGGTCGGATCTGGTAAATTACCAGACAAATGAAATCTACCACGGCTTAAATTCAGCACGCAAGCTTTTTTTGCATCTACGCGCAATTAATTTAATATGCGGGTATAATTTCATTCAAAGATAGCTACTAGTAGAAGGGCGGAAATTGGATGCGGACGTGGATATAGACCGGCGGCTTGACAGAATGGAATCGAAGCTTGACGCGGTCGGCGAGACGCTTCAGCACTTGGCGAGAATCGACGAGCGGCTCACTGGCGGTCATAAGCGCATCGATGGGCACGACCATAGGCTAGACGCATTAGAGGTTCAGGTGCGGCTAGTAGATAAGCAGATGGCACAGAACGCAGGGCGCGGCATGGTGGTAGAGCGTGCGGCTTGGGTAGTGTTCGCGGCGATAGTCACCGCAGTGTCGAAATTTTTCTGATGCGGGAAAAACCCAACTCCCCCCCAACTCCGGCGCCATCACAGGTAGTAGATCAAATGCTAGTAGAGAGAGACACAGTAAGGGGAGACAACACCGATCAGGTTAAGCCTCTCAATCTACGTCAGCAGAAGTTCGTCGAGAACTATCTAACATCAGGCAATGCAACCAGATCAGCAGAGGCAGCAGGGTATAAACACCCAAACGTCCAAGCTTTCAGGCTGTTAGACAATATTAGTGTAAAGGCAGGCATTGACACCAAAAGGGCGAAAATGAGCAGAGATACTGAGGGTAGACGGGAACGTTGGATCGAGCGGCTGGAGACACTCGGCGAGGATGCAGTTAGAGATGCTGACCGGCTGAGAGCCATTGAGCAGCTATTCAAGGCAGAAGGCTGGATTGCACCCGAACGAAAGGAGGTTGTCCAGTTTTCTGGGGCTTTCCTCGCTGATCTAGACCTTGATGAGCTAGAAGGCGGCTCTTTTGACGACACAATACTCAATGAAAACAACACGTTACAGTAGATAGGCATGGTCTTAGTAGGAAGATGCCCATCAATCGACCCCATCAGCACCGTAGATCGTGCATAAAAGGTACTGTATGCATGTACAGTAAAAGGATGGCAGGGGGGGGTAGTGGGTGGAAAATGGCGACGGTCGTGAGGGTGGTTCCATGGGGGGACTATCAGTAAATAAATGCAAATTTAGAGGTTCCCTTTTAGGGGGGGGCGGTCTTTCTCACCTCACTTTCCGAAAAAATCAGAAACCAAAAATTTGAAAATAGGAAATATTGAAAATGGCTACACCGGCAAAAGGGAAGGTAAAGGTCACCTCTAGCGGCAAGCGATCTGCCAAGACTGCTGGGAAGAAGAAAAGCCCTACGCGAATCAAAAAGGGTTAACCGTGGACGCTGTGGAATTACTGTCGCAGTTGTGGGCACCTTTGGTTGGTGTGACGCTCCTGATTTATACGATTAGCAGACTGATCGGTGATGTGGAGACGTTGAAGAGCAAGGTCGAGGTTCTGTTCAACCTGTTCAACGCCCTAAAGGATAAGAAGGACAAGGACAACTAGAGGCTCTGTAAGGGCTTTAGGAGATGACATGGAGCAATTACTGATATCGCTTGAAACAGCCGCCAAATCGTTTGATATGCCGCTTGAGGTGTTCATCATTCCATTGGTTACCGTGTTGAGGTTTGGGGATCAGTCTTACTTCATTACCTCTGAGCTTGAGGATGCAGTTGGGTCGTTGATGGCAAAAGGCATTGCTTATGAATATGCGCTTCACCTCGTCGATTAGGGGGGGGGATCGTTATGAGAGCACCTTGCAAAAAATATATAAATATTGAGATTGAAAATGACTAATCACCGTGAGACTAGATATGGGAAGGGCGATGTACGCCGCCCAGAAGACCATAAAAAATTTAGCGAGAACTTTGACGCTATCTTTGGGAAGAAGAATGACCAGCGCAAAGAGCGGAAGTTTGCGCGTGAGGTAAAGCACTTGGAGGCGACCCGTGACAGAGATTGAGCTGCGTCGCTTTTGTTACCACCCAGAGGGCACGCTAGGCGTCTTAGACTGCAATGGCACCCGATACTACACGATAGAGCGTCCGTGGCTTGACAACGCTCCTATGATCTCCTGTATCCCTGTGGGGACCTACCAGATGGGCTGGCGTGAGTCGCCACGGTTTGGTTGGACGTGGGAGGTTAAGGACGTGGAAGACAGGACGTTTGTGTTAATGCATGTGGCTAATTACCCCAAGGATGTGCAGGGCTGTATAGGGTTAGGGAAATACCTCATGGGTGACCGTGTCGGCGTTAGCAAGAGCAAAGACGCTGTGGCTGCCTTTGAGGAGCAGATGATGGGACTTGATTGGAAATTGACTATAAAAAATGCAATGTATGCGGCGCTGACAAGTTACTAACGTCATTTGTTCGTAACAGCGGCAGGTGCAGCCAGTGCAGGTATGAAGCGGACAAGAAGCGTCACAACGCAACCTTGTCTGGATACCTGACCATGCGTTTAACGGCTTTAAAACGCCGCCACAAGAACGCTAGTTACCCTGGGGTCCCAGTATCCCTAGACGATTTACTCAAGCTATACGACGATCAGAGGGGTATTTGCGCCATTTCTGGCATCCCCATGCACTATACGCACAAACATTCAGACATGTCGATCAGTCCAGACAGGGTTGACCGTGACAAAGGCTATGAAGACGGCAATGTCAGGCTTGTTTGTGTCCGGGCTAACTTTATGAGAAGCACTTTAGACGACGAAGATTTCGCGTGGTGGTGCCGAGCGGTGGTGAACAACCTTGGAATTTGAGCAAGCGGCAGCAAAACTGAAGAAAAACTTCCCTTTGTACGCGAAGAACGTGCTGAAAATTGTCGATAAGACGGGAGAAAGGCGCGCATTTGTGTTGAATGAAGCCCAGCTTTACGTCCATAACAAGCTGGAAACGCAGTTAAAAGATCAGGGAAACATCCGTGCGCTGGTGCTAAAGGCGAGGCAAACGGGCATATCGACGTACTCGCAGGGTCGAAACTTCTGGAAAGTGACGCAAAATAGAAACGCCAATGCTTTCGTGCTGTCTCACTTGGCGGAATCCACCAACGCTATTTTCAACATGGTCAAATACTTTTATGACAATGTCCCCCATGCAGCTTTTGCGCCTCCGCTCGCTTCTCAGTCCGCGTCAACTTTGGTATTTGAGGAGATCAATAGCCGCTACCGCGTTGGAACAGCCCGCTCGACGCAGACTGGACGGGGACAAACAAACCGATTTGTCCACGGGTCAGAAGTTGCCTTCTACCCCCAAGGATCAGACATAGTCGCGGGTCTCTTGCAGACTGTCGGCGGAGTCAACACCGAGGTTATTCTGGAGAGCACGGCGAATGGTGCTGGCGGATGGTTTTACGATCAGGTCATGAAGTCTCTGCGGGGTGAGTCCGAGTGGATCACCTGCTTTATACCGTGGTTCTGGATGCCTGAGTACCGTAGGACCCCGTCTCCATATTTTGTGGTTACGCCCGAAGAGTACGAGCTTGCTAAGCGGTTCAATCTAGACGATTCCCAACTGGCTTTTCGGCGGGCAAAGCTGGACGAGCTGGGCGGGACTGATTTGTTCCGACAGGAGTACCCGTCAACGCCGCTAGAGGCTTTCTTGACGTCGGGCAGGTGCTTTGTTGAGGACTCCCACTTAACAAACAGTGAGAACGATTGCTACACGGCTGATTTTAAAGGGGAGATTCGCGGAGGAAAGATAAGCGACCGGTCCTATGGACCATATCAAGAATGGTATCCCCCTCTTGGCGATGACAACTACGCCATTGGCGTAGACGTTGCAGAAGGGTTGGCATACGGCGACTACAGTTGCGCTCAAGTTCTTGATTCTCAAGGCAGGCAGGTAGCGTGCTGGCATGGTCATATAGACCCATGGGAGTGGGGCAATGTGGTCGCCCAGATAGGGCAGAGATACAACAACGCTTACGTTATCGTCGAGCGAAACAACCACGGTTTGACCACTCTTCGCAGGCTGATGGAGCTTAGTTACGGCAACCTTTTTGTCGAGCATTCTGTCGATGGGGCTTACGCTGACAAGGCGACCAAACGCGGTGGTTTTTTGACCACCTCAAAAACAAAACCGCTCATCATTGACAACCTCGCAGCGCTACTGAGGCAGGGTCAATCTGGCATCAGTGACATTGAATTAGTTAATGAATTACGCACGTATGTCATTGATGATAAAGGGGCTTTCAATTCTCAGCGGGGGTGCTATGATGACCGTGTGATGGCTTACGCTATCGCCCTGCATGGACTTGCCTCAATGCCTCGCCCGAGGTACAGATCGACAACACGTCGGTTTAAAACGGTTGATTCTGTTGCAGGCTATTAATGATTCAAGATCCATATGAAGAGGAAGGTGAAGCCAAGTCCGAAGAAGCTGATGGGGTGCAAGATCAAAGCCTCCAAAGCTTAGGGCATAGGCTCGCCAGCACTTTTCAAGAATACAAAGACGCTCGTAAAGAAACTGAAAACGAGTGGCTTAAAGACTTGCGCCAATACAATGGTCAATATGAGCCGGATGTTTTGGCTCGTCTTAACGAAAGTGGTGCCCGCTCAAAAGTTTTTGTTGGTCTGACCCGCACGAAAGTCATGGCTGCTTACAGCCGTATAATCGATTTGATATTCCAGCACGGTGACCCAGCGTTTGCCGTCCATTCTACTCCCGTTCCCGAACTTGATCCGATGCAAGCCATGCAGATGCGCCAGCAAGCGACCCAAGAGGTCATTGCCGCATCGCAGATGATGGACCCGAACATGAATCAAGACCTGATCATGGAGCGGATGAAGGAGCTGGAGGTTGAGTTAAAGAAGGCTGAGAAGCGCGTGGCTGAAAAAGCCGCCGAAAGCATGACCATCGATATCCTCGACCAGATGATTGAAGCCAATGCCGAGATGAAGCTTAAGGAAAGCATCCTTGAGGCGTGCATCTTTGGCTCTGGAGCGGTCAAGGGCGGCACTGTCCGCATTGATAAGAAGCAAAGCTATACAAAGGTAATGGACCCCGAAACAGGTCAAATGGTTCACGCGCTGGCTATCATCGAGACCCCAGCACCTGAAATTGAAACCGTTAGTATTTTTGACCTGTACCCTGATCCGTACTGTACGACTCTTGATGACTGCGATGGCTTGTTCCGGCGTCATGTATTGACCCGACGCCAGTTCAGAGAGCTTGCCGATCTTCCAAATTTTGACTCTGGAGTGATCAAGCACATCCTTAAGATGAACCGTAGCGGCAATCATACAGAGGAAGACCACGAAAGAACTCGCCGTAGGATTGCGGGCATCCACGACCACTCAGAGTCAGGACGGTTTTCTGTCTTGGAGTACTGGGGCACGGTTGACGGTTACGAGCTTGAAGAGCACGGGATCGAGATTGAAGAAGATGACTTTTCAAAGGACTACAGCGCCTGCGTTTGGATGTGCGACTCAAAGGTAATTAAGGTCATGCTTAACCCAATATCGGGTTACACGATGCCTTACTTTATATTCCCTTACGAAAGATCCCCGCACCAATTTTGGGGCACTGGCGTACCTCGCATGATGCGTGACTCGCAAGGAACCATGAATGCCGCCATTAGAATTTGGCTAGACAACATGGCGCTATCCTCTGGTCCGATGATCGAGGTAAATACTGACCTGTTGGCTGCTGGCGAAGACCCGACTGACATCCATCCGTGGAGAGTTTTCCTGCGGCAAGGCGGCGACGGCTCTATGCCCGCTGTCCGCTGGTATCAGCCTGTGGCTAACGCCAACGGGTTGAACCAAATAGTAGAGATCTTCCGAAGATTTGCCGACGAGACTACCAGCCTTCCAAGCTATACGCATGGCGAGCAGGGGCAAGGCTTAAATCGAACAGCAACCGGTATGTCTATGTTGATGGGTGCGGCTAACGTTGCGCTTAAATCGACGATTAAGAACATCGATGACTTCTTGATGGAGCCACTTGTCACCGCATTGTTCCATTGGAATATGGAGTTCGGAACAAACGAAGGATCAAAGGGTGATCTCAAGGTAGTTGCAAGAGGCAGCACGGCACTTGTGCAGAAGGAAGTTCAAAGCCAGCGGTTGCTGCAATTCCTTTCGCTCGTCTCTAACGACTTAGATACTCCAGTTATAGATCGAAAGCAGCTACTTCGTGACATTGCTACGTCAATGGATATCAACCCAGAAAAGATACTCAAGTCTGAAGAGGCGCTACTGCTTGAACAGCAACAACAACAGCAACAGCAACAACAGCTACTCCAAGCTCAAATGCAACAAGCAGCAGGCGCAGGCTATCCTCCGCCTCAAGGCGGGGGAGGAATGGACCCTAATCAGGGACCTCCTCAAATGCCGTTTTGATGATGCTGTTGAGCGTTTAGAGCAAGCAGATGAAAAGAATTTTAAGTTCGAGCAAGGTCGCCTCCATGAGTTGCGCAACATGCTTGAACTTGAAGAGAGCGCGAAAGCGCTATTAGACCAACTGAGGACCCCTAAGCGGAAATCCTCCATTGACTAACGGACATCCCAAATTGGGACCCTAAGGAAATACGAATGGCTAAGAATGACCCAGAGCAACTAGAAGCAGAAGCAAGATTGTTGGTGGAACAAATGACTAACGCTAAAAAAGGAATCCGAACGGCAGCGCAGCCGGATGAGGACACTCCAGAAGAGCAGCAGGAAGTGTTTCAGGACGCCCCCGATCCTACGGACAAGGCAGAGACAATAGCTTTCGAGGACGCAGATCAACATCCTGAACGCGGCGAGGATGAAGATTTGAGGCTCGCCTTAGATAAGGCTGAGAAAGCGATGAAAGGTGCTCAGGCGAGAATGACCAAAGCTACGCAAGAGGCAGCGGACTTGAAGCGGCAAAATGCCGACCTGTTCCGAAGTCTTACCGAGCTTAAAGGTCAGCTTGTAGATCAGAAGCGCGACGACAACAAGCTTGCTCAGTTAAGGGAAGATTACCCTGATCTGGCGGGTCCGTTGCTCGACGAGCTAAAGAGAACACAAGACGAGGTATCAAGCACGCGAAAATCTTTGGCTGAGCAAGAACAGCGCAAGTCTGAAGAGGTGGTAGCAGAAGCTCAACAGCGACATTTTGATCGCATTAAGGCAGTCCATTCTGACGTCGAAACCCTAGTGGAAACGTCTGATTGGTACAACTGGCTTGAGGATCAAGATTATCAAACGAAAGAGTGGATACAAACCGGCTCCTCTAACGACGTAAACAACGTTCTAGACCGCTTTAAGATAGACGTGGGAATGGTAACTCAAACGCCGCAAGAGCGGGCGCTAGAGAGAGCGAGGTCGGTTGCAGAACCTAGACTTCCAAAATCTCGAAAGCCCATTTTGAAGGGTGATAAGAAAAGCTGGTCCGTCGACGAAATCATGCGGATGCCTAACGAGTTATTCGAGAAGCATCAGAATGAGATTCTACAAGCGATGGAGGGTGGCTCAATTCGCCGATAATCTCTTGTGAGGTATTAAAATGGCTTTTTCTCAATTTTCAACGGGTACTAATTCTGAAGTAAACTTTATTCCAGAAGTGTTTAGTAAGCTTTTACAGGCTAAGTTTTATCGAAAGTCTGTACTGCCTGCTATCTCTAACACCGACTACGAGGGTGAAATCTCTGGTCAGGGCGATAAAGTTATCATTCGTACAGTACCTGCTGTAACTATTAACGACTATACCGGCACGATCACTACTCAAGAGCTGACTACCGCCAAGGTGGAAATGCTCATCGATAAAGCGAAGTACTATAGCTTTAAGGTAGATGACGTACTGGCAGCTCAGGCTGACATTAACATGCTGGAAGCTGCATCTACTGATGCTTCTGAAGGTATGCGGATTTCAGTTGAAACTGACGTGTTGGCGGCTGCCGTAACTGGTGCCACCACAATCGGTTCACAGACCACGATAACTGCCGCTAACATTCTTGCGAATGTTCTTGCCATGGCGCGTGCTCTTGACGAGCTGAACATCCCTGAAGAGGGTCGCTTCATCGTTCTTAATCCGGCGCAAATCAGCCTGCTAAAGCAGTCTGAACTTCGTCAGGCTTACTTGACCGGTGATGGCACGTCTGTATTGCGTAACGGCAAGGTTGGCATGATTGATCGCTTCACTGTATTTCAGTCAAACATGCTTTATACCCCTGCAACTGGTACTGATGCGGGCTTTGCCCACGTTCTTGCCGGTCACCCCAAGGGTCTCTCTTTTGCGTCTCAGTTCACTAACACTGAAACCGTGCGCATGCAGGATACCTTCGGCGATCAGGTTCGTGGTTTAAAAGTATTCGGCTCTAAAGTCGTTACTCCAGACGCATTGGTCGTGGGTAAGTGGAACTAAGTGTTTAAGGGGGGGGGTAACCTCCCCCATTTTCCCAGAGATTAATTATGACAACGCCACTTAAGACTAAGAAAGATCAAGTTTTCGAGGAAGCGAAAGATAAGTTCCAAGTGAAGCTTGACCGCAGACTTACTTTAGATCAGCTCAACGAGCAAATGAAGCAGCTCCAAAGAACTGGCGGGAAGCCTGTTGAGGCAGAAAGGATGCCAGTGCCAAAGTTAGTGAAAAACGTCATTACTGGGAATGTTTTTGAGTACAACCCGATTTTTAAAAATAACCCCGATTTACAGATAATCGAATGGGAGACCCCTAATGGCAACGACTAAAGTAGTAGATATCTTGGATCGGGCTGGAATTATTCTACAGGATAATACAAACGTCCGATTCCCTAAAGCTGAGCTTCTGAAGTTTTTTAATGATGCTCAGAAAGAAGTAGTCCTACACCGCCCAGATGCGGCGATGGTTAATACAGCATTTGACTGCTCGACAGGCAGTAAACAGACGCTTCCAAGTGCAGCGCTGCGTCTTATTGAAGTAGTTAGAAACGTTGCTGGAAGAGCGATTACGCAGGTCCAGCGCCGTATCCTTGACGAGACTTTGCCGAATTGGCATGAGACTCCGGCAGGCACCAATGGCATCGAGCATTTTGTATATGATCCTGCCGACCCAAAGAATTTTTACGTATATCCTAAGGCTGCGACCGGAACCCATTCCCTTGAAATCGTATACAGTTCGGCTCCGTCTGAGATTGTAATATCCAACTTCACCAGCGATACGACTGTGATTGCGCTTGATGATGTGTACGGCAACTGCATCCTTGACTACGTGCTGTACCGCTCGTACCAGAAGGATTCGGAGTTTGCTGGAAACGCTCAGCGGGCAATGATGCACTACCAGAGCTTTGCTAACGCATTGGGCGTCAAGACCCAGGCTGATGGTGCGACCACTCCGATGCCTACGGGTTATGGTGCTGCTTAATGAAGTACATCGACTTTGCTCCGTATATAAGACCTGAAGCTCAGGGTTGCCCAGATTTCGTTATGGAGCGTGCCGTAAGGGACTCCGCAACTGAATTCTGTCAACGAACTGATATCTATGTACCGGAACCCGAATTCATTACCGTTATTGCTGGGGTTAATGAGTACGCGGTATCGCTGCCTTCAGGGACGGAGCTTAATCACATCATTGACATCTTTGATGACAAGACGGCATTGCAGCCTGTTAGTTATAGCGTGCTGCTGCTTAAGCTCGGAGACGAGACTACGCGAGGAACCCCAAGGTACTACGCACAGCGTGACAACTTGGATTTCTATTTAGCTCCAATTCCGTCAGCCGTTGATTCACTTAGGGTCCTGTATAGCGTTAAGCCGTCACCCGCCAGTACGTCCATTCCCGACACAATAGGGAAAGAGCACCGAGAAACTATTGCTCGAGGAGCTTTGTTTAGGCTGCAAATGATGTCTGGTCAGCCTTGGCAGAACCCAAATGCAGCGTCAATTAACAAGCAGTTGTTTGAGTCAGAGGTTGGGCGGACTGTTCGTCAGGTTAAATACGGTTACTCCGGCGGCTCATTAACAGCTAAATCGAGGGCGTTTATTTAATGGCATACTCACAAACAATTGATTTGGTTCAAGGCGACCAGCTACCTGAGCTTGAGGTTACCCTCAAAGACTCTAACACTGCGGCTTCCGGTTTGACCCTCGACGCCGACAACCCAGACACGTTTGCAGCGTTAGATTTGTCAGGCGGCGTTGTCCGCTTAAAGGTGAGGGCGGTAGGTTCATCGACGTTAGTGGACACTATCGTTGGAACCGTTACAGATGCTGTAGGGGGGAAGGTTGTGTTTATTTTTGACAGTGACACGCTTGCATCAAGTGGAGTTCTCGAAGGCGAAATCGAATACACCGACTCGGCAAACAGACCCCAGACAGTAGTAGACCTAATTAAGTTCAAAGTTCGCAGCCAGTTCGGGTAAGGGCTAATGGCTATACGAGCAGTAATAACGTATCGCTCGTTATCAGCGACCGCTAGACACCGCCGGTTAAGCCTACAAGCTCGCGTTCCGCGAGCGTCTATATTTATTCGCGATACAAAACTAGATGCTCTGGCGTCATACACCAAGCTAAGTTCAAGAATAAGCTTCAGAAGCCTTGAGGCTGAACTTAGTTGGCGCAACCTTTTCCTCTTTGATATTCATGTAAATGCGGACCGCAGTGTCTGGTTTTACATAGATCAGTTCGCTTTTTCAGACGATACGTCTTTTGAAGTTAATAAGAGTCGTCAGGACGCCTTTTACAGCGTGGATAGTCCTGTAATATCTATAGGCAAACGCCGTACTGACCGTGTCGGTATCGTTGATGCGGCAAGGATGTCGTTTCGCACGACAAAGTCAGACGCTACATTGCTTGGTGACGTCGCGCATTTCTCATCGACAAAAGTTGTGGCTGATGTCGTGAATCTCGCAGACGAAGTTCACACGCTTCTTGAGTTTTTGCGGGCATACTTGGACACCGCGTCTTTAAGTGAGGCGATTAGCCTTGAGCCAGAAAAGGTTGCAGACGATAGCGTTGCCTTTTCCGAACAAACAAGGTTTAGCCCCAATAAGGGCGTTCTCGACAGTATGTCTATGGTCGAGGCTCCAGTGTTTAGCGTCATTAACAAGCCCTATGATCAGTTTGCGCTGCCGGATCAAGTTGCCTTTACTCGCAGCCCGTATAACTTTGAATACTTTCAGGATGGCAATGTAACCAACGTTACAGGCGAGCCTACCGATACCTTTGGGCTGTTTGATTCAGCCGCTTTCTTCACCGGAAAAGCCCTGTTTGACGTGTTCTCTTTGGACGACTTCTCGCAGGTCGATAAGTATGTTTCCGGCGTTAAGGCTAACGTCTACTCAATGGTTGATGACGCTGCGTTCGGCTTTGCAAAAACGCTAGACAATGACAGCTTTTTAGCCACTGATCAGCCGTTCTTTAACTTCTCGAAAGCCAGATCTGATGCTAGCTCCTTGCTGGACAACCTGACTTATAGCCTTGGGAAAACGGTATATGACAGCAGCTTTCCAGTAGTAGATCAGGCTGCTTTGGCTCTTTCAAAGGTAGCTTCTGACTCCAGCCAAATGCTCGACTATTGGACGTTGGATCTACAAAAAAACCTGTATAATCATAGTGTTGTGTTTGTTGAGCAGACGTTTTTTACTTTGGTAAAAGCACCGTTTGACTCTATAATAACAAGTGATTCACCGTCTTTTGCGGCGTCTAAGCCGGTGACCGATATCACATCATTAACCGACGCTGCAACACTGTTCCCACGGATAGGTAAATCGGACAGTACTAGCATGACGGATGACCTTGTCGTTGAGCAGCTTGTATCTTCGGCTCTACTCAACTTCGGTCTTCTAGGAAATGCAATTTTTAATGCTGATTAAACCGGAGACCTATCATGATTCACGAAACACTGACGCTTAAAGGGCGTCTTACTGTCGAGCTTACGGGTCCAGATGGACTTGTAAAGTCGACTCAAGAAATCCCAAACCTAGTAGTTACTGCCGGAAAGAACTTTGTTGCTTCTCGCATGGCTGGCACGTCCAGCAGTGTTATGAGCCACATGAGTATAGGCACTGACCCAACTGCTGCTTCAGCGGCAAACACTACGCTTGGTGGTGAAGTTGCTAGAGTAGCTCTTACTAGCACAACCGCATCAGGCAATGATGTGGTTTATGTAGCTACGTTCCCTGCTGGTACGCCAGCATCAGCAGCGGCAATCGTCGAGGCTGGAATTTTTAACGCATCCACGGCGGGCGCTATGCTCTGTCTGACCAAGTTCTCTGTAATAAACAAGGGAACTCAGGATTCGTTGACAATTACTTGGACCGTTACAGCTAGCTAGGAGCCTTTATGGCAATTCAGTTCTCGAACCTAGCTAGCACAGTGCTGGCTAGTGGCGTTTCCAATTCGGCAACGTCTGTTAGTGTAGCAAATGCGTCATTGTTTCCTTCATTGGGAGCGGGTGATTATTTTTACGCGACCATTGGTTTAGGATCTGGATCTGAAATTGTCAAGGTCACGGCGGTATCGGGAACAACCTTTACCGTTGTCAGGGGGCAAGACAATACGTCCGCTGTGAGTCACCTAAGTGGCGCAGAATTGGCTTTGCGCGTTACGGCTAAGTCACTTGAAGATATTCGCGATTCCGTAGGCACTGCCATAAGCAATCTGGTAGACACGGCTCCTGCTACGTTAGATACGTTGAATGAACTAGCAGCAGCTCTTGGTGATGATCCTAACTTTGCTACTACGGTTGCAAGCTCTATTGCCACCAAGCTGCCCCTTGCTGGCGGTACGCTGACCGGCACGCTTGCGATGGGTGCTAATGCGATTACTAGTACAGGAACTATCTCTAGTGGGGCTATTACAAGTACAGGCACTAGCGCGATCAATAACTTCCGCTTGACCGACTCGTCAAAGATGGGATTCGGGGAAGTCAAAGCAGGAGCGTCTGTAGGACACACTGCAACCGTAGACGAGGGAATATTCTGGCACATAGGTAATGAATATGGAATTTACCGAACCTCAGGCGCTTGGTCAGGAAACTACCAGCAGTTAAAACTAAACTGGGAAACGGGCATTATTATAGACGGCGGATCTGGTTACGGATTGTCGGGTGTAGATATTAAAACCAGCGGCACGTCGCGTTTCAAAGTCAATGGAAGCGGCTCAATTACGGTAGCAGGAGCGATCACAAGCAGCAGCACTATCTCTAGTGGGGCTATAACCAGTACAGGTTCTTCAACTGTAGATACCTTAACAGTTGGCACTGGAAGTAACACTGGGGTTTTAAATCTCAAAACTTATGATGATGCCGCAAACACATGGAATCTTTATGTGTGGAATGATGACACTCTGCGGTTTAATTATAACGGTGCGGGGGCAGATGAATTTGTTTTAAATAGCTCAGGTAATGCAACTTTTACAGGCACTATCTCTAGTGGGGCTATAACCAGTAGCGGATCTTCACAATTACAGGCTTTGACAATAAAGGGCGGTGCAGCCACAACAACAGAAAGCGTGTTGACCTTTGAAAACTACGCTGACACAGCGCATATAAAAAGCAAATACACAAATCCTAGCGCAACTGCTGAAACATATTTAGCTTTTTATACAAATAAATCGGGAGAAACCAACGGAACTGTGTCAGAAAGCATGAGGCTTTCAGGTAATAATTTAAGTGTTAATGGCACAATCTCTAGTGGGGCTATTACAGCGTCCAGCTTCAAAGACTCAGCTGACGCTACCTATTACGCTGAATTTGCAAATACCACACTTAGTGGAAAGTTTAGACAGTTTGTTGTAGTTGGTGACGGTACACAGGGAGCGACAAACGATGGCAGTTGGGGTGCAAGATTAAATGTAACAGATGATGTTCACGCTAAAATTGAGGTCAACCAAGACGCAAACTCTATGCGATCTCATTGGTATGCTCACACTGGTCACGACTCAATTAAATTTGGCACATCTACAGAGCATGATGTTGAGATTGTTAGAGGCAATGCTACTAAAATAGAAGCGCAGTCTGATGGTGCAAATATTACAGGCAATTTGAAAGTTGGCGGCGTTGTAACAATAAACTCTAGCCGTCAGTTACGGTCTATAAACGCTATTTACAACACCAGTGACGTTCAGATAATGGATTTGAGTCACGTTACTTACACCATCCTAAAAGACCCAGAAGGTTCAATCAGAATGTATCTGGGTGATACAGGTGATGCAGGAAACTATTACGATAATACCGCGCATAACTTTAGAAATAGAGCGGCGGCGGCTCAAGTTCAAATTAGCGATGGCGGGGTAAACTTACAAAATACTTCTGCCACTTACAAGGTTCAAGGAACCACAGTAATAGACTCTAGTAGAAAGTTTTACTTTGAGACTGAGCTTCACGGTAATAGTAAAAAGATATTTAGCACTGGTGACAGCTACCTAAGAATAAACCAAGGAAGTGAGTTTAGTTCTGGCATATGGCTAGGCTCATCAACCCTTATGACTTCTGATGGTTATATAGCCGCAGGGAGTAATGGCGGCACAACAACCTCTCGCGTTTACATTAAGTCAGGGACATACAACGGCACGAACGTCATTGCGATAGATGGGACTGATGGGAAGATACAAGGTTCTTATTACAGAGTTGGCACCACCACAGTAATAGACTCAAGCCGCAACCTGACTAACATCGGCACTATTTCTAGTGGGGCTATAACCAGTAGTAGCACAGGGTCATTTACGGGTAATGTATCTGCTAATGGCGTTACTATCGGAGCATCTGATGTAAGAAGTGGTAGTAACCTTTTGACTATTGGAGGCACCTCAGAGGTAGTCAGGATTCATTCTGGTAATTTTGATCTAACGTCTGGCGAATTAAAGGTTGGCGGCACCACAGTAATAGACTCAAGCCGAACCCTAACGGCAATAGCGGCAGTAGATAGCAATTTATACTTGGCAAGTAATAGGGCTTTATCTTCCTCTACTACGGGCGGAACCGCTCGCATTCTATTTCCGGGAAATGGATCACATGCACAAGGAGGTTCTACCGCAACTGGAGCGATAAAAATCGTACTGCCTGTCGGCATGACCAACACAATGGTCACTATAAAAGGAATAGTGTACGAGTACTCCACCAATCGGTCTTTTGAGTTTTGTGTAGGGGGATACAATTATCCAAGTGGCAATACATGGCAACATAGTCCGTTTGGCTACATAACAACTTCAGTATTAAACACTAGAACGTATAATATAAGATTTGGTTTTGATGGATCTAAGGCTTGCATTTATATTGGAGACACAAACACTGTCTGGTCTTATCCACAGGTATCAATTACAGAATGCACCGCCGGTTATAGTGCTTACGGCGCTAGCAGTTGGGATGACGGTTGGGACGTATCTTTTGAAACGACCCTTCAAAACGTAACTCATACCATATATGCCGCCGACGCTAACTCTGGACACCAAAGAGTTTTGAATTTTGATGCGGCATCTTTTTCTGTCGGCACTACCACCGTTATAGACGTCAGCCGTAACCTGACTAACATAGGCACTATCTCTAGTGGGGCTATTACCAGTACAGGCACAGTCTCAGCAACAGGCGGCAACTCCACCAACTGGAACACAGCTTACACGGTAGCAAATGCTGCGCTACCAAAAGCTGGTGGTACGCTGACTGGCAACCTTAACACTTCAGGTTCTGGTAATTATGTTCTTATTGGAGGTTCTGAAAGTAATAATGCGTATAACACAGTCCCCGCCACTACTGGGCTTATGTTTGGTGGGGCTAATGACCCTAACAACTATTCCATCGGGACGAGTTCACAAGACATAGGCGGTAACTACACCAAGCTAAATATTAAGTGGCATACCGGATTGCGATTCTTTTCTATGCCACAGTATGGAGGAGCCAGATTCTATTCTGACGCTGCAATGACTACTGAAACTTTCAGTATCAATAACCTAGATGGGCATGTTCGCGTTAAAAACAATCTATATGCGAATAATGGACAGCTAGTCTGGAACGCAGGCAACGACGGCTCAACCTCCGGTTTAGACGCTGACTTATTGGATGGTCAGCAAGGTTCTTACTACTTCAGCTCGGCTAACTACCCAGAGCGAACGAACTTCGAGAATGTCTATAACAACCTAAGTACAAGCACGGGTGCTTCAGCTAACCTTAATACTGTTTTCCAAAACTCGAGGTCAGGATTTATCGACTGTTGGAGTGGGACCAACCTTCCATCTGGCGCAAGTCACGTTCAAGGCATTCAGGCACGACATCAAAGCGGGGATCACTACGGGTTTCAACTGGTTAATCAATACAGCCAACAGCAGGTGTGGCACAGGCAAGTTAGCAATAGCACCTTTGGGGCTTGGAATAAAATTTGGTCTAGCTCAACTGACGGCTCTGGCTCTGGCTTAGATGCTGATCTTTTGGATGGTATTGATTCTAGCGCTATTGTCTACGGTGCTAGCGGATACGGCACTACAAATCTTGGCTTTGCTTCGATGACTAATCAAAAGTCAGGTTTTTACGATACTGTTAGTAGCGGCACACCTACAGCAACTTGGTACTCTTTGGTAAATATGGCGCATTATGGGGCGAATCATGGACATCAAATTGCTGGTTCGTTCTACTCTGCGGGAGATTTGTATAACAGAAACAATAGTAACACTAGTTTAAGTGCATGGGCAAAAATATACAATACAGCTAACGACGGCTCAGGTTCTGGCTTAGATGCTGATTTGTTAGATGGGATGCAAGCACATACTGGCAGAAATAATGAAGCAAACAAGGTAGTTCGTACTGACGCAAATGGCTACATTCAAGCTGGTTGGATTAATACCCCCTCAGGAAACCACGCAAGTACTATTACAAGAATTACCGCGAGTAATGATGATTATTTAAGATATGTTACTCCCGCTCAGTTTAGGGTGCAAGTAATTGATGGATATTATCTGCCTATCGGCGGGACTGCTGCCCGTGCCACTAGGGGCAATGGTAGTTTCTATTTGGACGATAACTACGGCAACAGTATTATTGGGGTGTACTCTCCCACCAGATACCAAGGCGTTTACTCTATGGGTAGCGCATACGTATTACCCGCTGACGGAACAACCACAGGTA